TGTTCGCAGCGTGTTTCTAGTTTGATTTTTATATTTAAAAAAAAATTGATTTAAAGGTAAATACCATAGATATAGTATACATAGTAAGAATGGCAGACTCAATCATCGACGGCACTAATATTGATACTAGCGTTTTCGCTTATTCCGCTCCTAAGGCACATGCTTCGGGTGGAAAGGTAGTAAATTTATTTAACAAACATTTTAAGGAATCGCTTACGCTCTCTACTCCTCTCATGTTGACTTGGGGTGCTCAAGAGGGTCAAGAACAAGGCACTGGTAAGCCTACTGGTAAGTTTACGATGTCGCTTCAATTCCCTAGCTCGGAATACAGCAATGCGGATGCGGAAGCATTCTTGCGTTCTATGCGCGCACTTGAATCCAAGATTAAGTCTGATGCGATGACTTACTCGAAGGAGTGGTTCGGCAAGGAAATCAAGAGCGCAGAAGTGATTGATGAGAAATTTAATGTGATGTTGCGTCATCCCAAGAAATCCAAGGGCAGCGTTGAAGTGGATGAAACAAAAGCACCAACTCTCACTGTCAAGGTACCTCAGTGGTCGGGTGTTTGGAAGCCCGAAATCTACGATGAGGACGGTGAGCCACTTTACATCAATGGAAAGATCAATTCGCATTTGACTCCCCTCGAGTATCTGAAGCCAAAGACACATGTCATTTGTTTGCTTCAATGTGGTGGTCTCTGGTTTGTCAATGGAAAGATTTCAATCACTTGGAACTTGAAGCAAGCCATTGTTCAAAAGCCCAAGGCGACTATGGAGGGAACTTGCTTCTTGAGACCTAAGGCATCGGATAAGGCGAAGATGAAGGCTCTTCCTCCGCCAGAAGATGATGTAGATCCAGATGGTGTTCAAGGCGCTACCATTGTGGCTGATTCAGATGATGAGCGTGATGACGATATTCCAGTTCCATCCGTTGTTGACACAGTGGTTGCTGTGGCTCAACAAGCAGTCCTTCAAGAGGAAGCCGCAGTCCAAGTTGCTGAGGAAGTGAAGCCAAAGAAGAAGATTGTTCGCAAGAAGGCGGAAGCATAAAATTGTATAATAAAATTATAACTACAATGTAAAACAAATAAAATAAAAATATAATGTGGTAATATTTTAATTTTAATCATTTTTTTAACATTTTTTACAAATGTAAATGTTAAAAAACTTATTATATCTTAATTACAAAAAAGCAAGAAATCAAACTAACAAAACGGTAACAATGATGTCTGATTTTACAGATACATTGTACATGCTAGTATCAGTAATTTGTGATATACCTTGTCCCTTGAATCGGTATAACTGTTCTTTTTTCATATACAAATGAGAAACTGGTATGGATAACCACTTCTCTCCCACTTCTATACTAACAAATTTATTATTATTAATTAACTCAATCAGTTCATTCGTATGTATCTCCTTCGTAACACATATATTATTGTTTTCATCAATAGAGATTGACTCTGATAACAATGGCTGACATAGAACAATTATTTCGGAACCGTCTGGACCGTCAAAATACAGTTCATTGTGCCATAATGGTACCAAATACAGTTGTTCGTCCACATACAACTTGTAAATATTGTTCTCTACTACATCCTTTAAAAGAGGGCGTAATATATAAACTCGATCATTTTTACACTTTTCTTTTACAATCAAACTAACAAGTTCCAAAATATCATCGGAAACATACAATATACTTTTGTACTTGTACAGAAAATTATACACCTCTATAACGGTTGGTTTATCTAACTCTGAAAATGTAGTTTGTAAATAAGATAATGTTAGTCCCTTATATCCAATAACAATATCCTTAATAATATTTGCGAATAATTCATTGGAAGAATAAGAACCCGATAATAGGGAAGAAATAAAGGTGGATAACAAATTCACATATATTTTTGACTCTTTGGAATCAAATGAACTAACAAATGTTTCTGATAAATCATTATCATCAATGAAATGAAGTTCGTTGGATAAATATTCATATGCTTCGGATATTTTTTGGAATTTTTGTGTAGCGAATTCTTTGTCTACATTTTTATCCGGATGCCATTTTAACGCCAATTTATGATACTGTTTTTTTATATAATTGGTATCCAAATTTGTTAGTTCATTTATTTCTAACTCTTCCAATGCTAGTTGTATATTAATCTCATATTTTGAATCCATGTATAATACTTGTTAAATAAAACAGATAACTCTCTAAGTGATAAATGGGTCGATAGTTATTGTTGTAATATTTTAAAAAGTCATAGGTTTTTGTTAGTATTTTTGATAAATCCTTTTTACAAATTCTTTTTTCATTTATTAATTGGGTTAGTATGTACCAAATACAAACTGTTATATCCAAATTGTAGATAAATATGTCGTACAATAGATCACGAAATTTAATGAATTTTAATTCATCTATGTTTATTATTTCTTTCAAAATTTTATCACATATTATTTTGTATGAATACATCAAATCATTTGTATTTACATGTAAATATTTTATATTTACGATGTTTTCTAGACGTAATTCCGAAATCGGGCTTTGTTGAGTGACTTTGTTATCTGTGACTTTGTTATCTGTGACCTTGTTATCTGTGACCTTGTTATCTGTGACCTTGTTATCTGTGACCTTGTTATCTGTGACTTTGTTATCGGTGACTTTGTTATAGGCCGCTTTTGTAGGTCTCGCTATATTTATTATTTCACAACAGTTTAATATTGAGTCCGGAATAAAACTAACTTCCTCTGTTAGTAAAATGAATTTGATGTCTACACTAGCAGAATTATTGTATTGCATATAACTATAAAAATTTTCCAATAGTTCGCTATGTATGTGATGAAAGTCCTTACATACAATTATACCAGTTTTATTTGGTTTAGCCGACAAAATATCCACAATTTGTTGATAAATATCATGCCATAGTAATTTAGAATTACAACCTAATAATGACATATCTACCTCATAATGTATGTCACTTATTTTAAAGAAATATTGTTTTTTATCATATGTAATTGTCAGTTTTTTTTCATATTTTAATCCACTTGGACTGTACCGTTTTAAAGAATATAATAATTGACTATATTTACCCACTCCACTTGGACCATAATAAATTAAATTACTAAGTCGTTCTATTGTTTTGGGGAATTTTGAAAATACCTTTTCTAATTTTGGATGTAGATTATTGGTTTCTACCGATGTAACATATTCTTCAAAATGAGTTTCAAGAAATTTCATTATTATATCTTATTTAATAATCTTTATTTACATTATAAACCAAATTATATATTAAAAACATTTATTTATATTATATAGATGAATCTAGTTAAAAATTTAGATCAATATGATGAAAATAATGTGTATTTTTGCGAACCTATAAAAAATAATATAATGAATAATGGTCACTTTATTCGAATTATATATTCGACACCGTATTTTGTATTAAATGGTATATATTTATCCATTTCTATTATCTATTTGTCTGTGGATAAATATTATAATAAATTTAAGTGTTCATTTGATTTAAATCGCCATAAAGAGATTATTGAAAAAATTTTTTTAATTGAAGATGGCTTATTAAAAAAATGTAATATTCGTGGTAAAATACCTCAATACAAAATTACCGAACAACTTAAAAATGGCTACATCAAATTGTTTTCTAACACTACCGAACCTTTTAATAATCAATTTTTACTAAAGATTGCTGGAATTTGGGAAACCGAAAATGAATACGGACTAACATATAAGTTCATCAATTTACCGTGATTCAACCTTGGGTAAGAATTTTTAAATTCAACCTTGGGTAAGAATTTTTAAATTCAACCTTGGGTAAGAATTTTCAAATTCAACCTTGTGTAGAATAATAATGTAATGTCGAGCCGACTATAATTAAGCAAATAACATTTAATACAGCAAAGAAGTTAAGCGATGCTTGTTGTTTCATTCCTATTTTTAAAGAAGTACCAACTTTATCTGAACTATAAATTGCTTGTAATAATTGCCAAAGCTGTATACCTAATATGATGAAATATATTTTAGAATAATAATAATACGATGGCGCTGCTTCTCCACTAGCAATTATATCGAAATACATTGACAAAAATATAATCATTACAATGATTATTGCCATTACTAATAAAAATGTCAATATCGATCCCAAGAAATGAAGTAGATTGTTGGATGGCGAATTAACTAATAAAATGGCTAATAATCCAACTAACAAACCATAACAACCCCCAATTAATGCCGATAAACCATTTGTATTAGTTACACCAGAAAACCATACTACTACTACTATGATGGTTATTGACGCGCCTATGATTGCTTGTGGTATTTTCATTAATGTAGAATGTAAACCCGATAAACTATTCTCACTCATCGTAATTACTATATCAGTATATTATTTTCTTTGACAAGTTCTAGCGCCAATATCCTCTGTTTTAAATCATCGATTTCCTTCTGCTGTAGTTGAACCTTATTCAGTAATAATGGTATTATTTCTAAATAATTAATGGCCTTTAGGTTAACATTGTTGTCCGGTTTTACGGAAACCAATTCCGGGAACTCTTTTTCAAAGTCTTGCGCAATAAACCCATAATGGACTTTATGTCTTGGATCGCTTTTGAATGTAAACTGTTCTGCCTTTAAATTCATTATTTTGTTAGTACAATCAATATCTATAGACCGAATATTTTCCTTTAAGTATACATCCGAAGGATTTATAATACTGCCATTGACATATAAGTCACCTTCAATTAATACACTTTCATTTACAATTGTAGGCGTAATTACACTGATAATTGGCTGACCGCTAGGTGTATATGTAGCCGTTTTCCACAAATTAGTTGGTGTTCCCGAAACGAAATTTTTTATATATGCTGAATTATTAGGCTGTCTACTACCGTAATTTGCTCCAACAATACTCATTTCTATTAAAATATATATTTATTTAATATTTATATAGAAATAATATAATAACTTATTTTATGAGTAGTAGTACTGTTTTTAATAATCATCCTATTATACCCAATGCGAATGAATATTTTTACGAGAAAAAATATATCTCAATCCATTCAGAAGACCGAGATGTTTCTAAATACCCAAATGCTTCACAATTTGAAATAGAGTTGCCACAAGATTATCTTAATGTTGCTTCGGCTCGTTTATATTCTTGGTCATTTCCCGCAAATTATAATGTGTTTTCAGCTTTTAATTACAATATTGTCATGACATTTAAATTGATTAATCTATATAACCCCGGAGCTGTAAGTATTAGCGACCCATTATTGGAGGGTATTTTTGCGGCATTATATGCGTCATTAAATAATGAATTTATAGTTACAATCGAAACTGGTTTTTATAATCCCGATCAAATGGCAATCGAACTAACAAACCAATTTAATGCTACCATTACAAATTATATCAACACTTTTTTTACCAATAATCCAGCATATGCTGAAGCACAAAAAATGTTTGTGGCTTATAACCGATTTAATATTGTTTACAATGCGGTGGGGCAAAAATTGTGGTTTGGTAATACGGCTGACCAATTTGTTTTAACCAATGACTCGTTTGTTTATTTTAAAAGAGATATTGTGGATAGTTCTTGTATCCGAGCGAATGTTTTACCCAATTTTAGTAATTGGGGTCTTCCAGCATATCTAGGATTTACACGTTGCCCGGCATATGCTTTGAATGCGTCGCAAAATTTAGCTAATTATGATAACTCGAAGATGCCTTCTGATGATCTGGCATTAGAGGATCAACAAGTGCCTCGTTTTTATTATGGAGATGTATCAAACCCGGGAGACAATGGATATTGGCTTTTACCCGGTGCTCCAAAAGCAACTGTCTACTTTCTTCAAGCGCCCTTAAAAATCAATTTCATGGGGCCGGCTTATATGTATATGGAGATTGCCGGTCTAAACTGTATTGATGAAACCTCTCCTTGGAATTTGTCCGAATATACAGCACATACTAACGGCACCAATGGTATAGTAAATTCTTCTTTTGCGAAAATAGCCGTTCCTACAACACCTATCAGCCAATGGTTTGATAATGATATGACACCTTATAAGTATTTTGACCCTCCAGCTGAAAGAATTCGAAAATTGAATCTTAAAATACGATATCATAATGGACAAAATATTGACTTTGGGAATTTCGAATATTCCTTTATGTTAGAGTTTAATTTACTTAGACCTAGGCCGAATCGTGTTGCTAATATTCGTGATGCTTTTAATAGAAGCCAGCTACAAGATTTCAACTAGTCCATCCACCTTTGAGAAAGGTATTAAGCGTCAAAATTTAACATTTATTAATGATTTGTAAATGTTAAAAACTAAAATAATTTAAATACTAACTGTATTGATGTAATAATGAAACCGCTGCGATTTTGTGAAAAAAGTATATTTTGGGTCTTGAGTTATAGGGATGCGCCTCGCAAACAGTTACATAAACTATACAGATATGGTGTTATAGACGACCATACAGCTGAAACATGGAAATGGACTTTGAAAGAAGCAGCAAATGTTCAAAAACACGGTCTAGAACATTGGTTATTACATACCGATGGCCCTTATGGATATCAAGCATCTCTGGGAAAGGCATTAAGTGAAGTGAAACCAAATAAGTGACAATCTTTTTCAAAGGTTGTTAGTTTGTTTAATCCAATTAATAAGTAAATCCTTATCGCACTTTTTATAGTCGCTTGTGAACCCATTTAATTTCAAAAACTCTGGTTTTTTAGCTCTCGGTTTTTTATAAAGGATATAATCACCATACTTGCCGGCGCGTATACTCAGTTGCGGAGTCAATTCTCTTACTAATCCAACTGGCTTTTCTGAATCCAATACGTCTTGGTCTAAAAATCGAATTACATCTATATAATTTACATTTTTATCATCGTTTGTTTCACTACCCTTTAATGACCTCGTTTCACTTCCCCACTGCGCATACAACCCATATTTGCCCTTTTTAACAAATAAATCCTTGCCTTTATATTTACCAATTGCGTCCTTTATAGTTGTAGGTGTTTGTTCTATAACATCTTCCAATCTCAATTCTGGTAGATGTTTTAGTTTATCCAAATCCAAGTCCTTTTTAACCGGAATGAACGAGACCTTTTTCGAATCTTTTGGACAAGTATATTTTACAACTGGACCATATTTACCAATCACTAGTACATGATTGTCGTCGATTTCTAAACTGAATTTTTTTACGTCTTGTAATCCATTTATTGTACTCGTTAAATCGTCATTACATTTTTTACATAATTCGGTCCATATTGCGTCGCCCTTTGCTATATTATCTAGCTCATTTTCCATTTCTCCAGTATAATCATAATTAAAAAATGTGGTAAATTTACTTAATAGAAACTCGATTACAATTATACCCAGCGGTTGAATAACTAGTTTATTGTTCTCATTACCAAATTCTCTTTTAGTAACCGTTTCACTAACAACACCGTCAGCCAATAAAAAATCGACGCATTCTATTTCTTTACCCGTTATGTTCTGTTTTAGCACATATTTTCTCTCTTGAATTTTATCTATAAGTGACGCAAAAGTTGACGGGCGCCCTATTCCCTTTTCTTCTAATAATTGAACCAGTCTCGCCTCTGAAAAATGCGATTTTAACTCGATTAAAGAATATTTACTGTCTATTTTCTTTGGCAGCATTTGCGCGTTCTGCTTCAACTTTGTTAGGTAATCATAATGGTTGTTCCCTTTTGGCTGTGGTTTCTTTTGACCAACAATTTGCCATCCGAGAAATATAGGCTGTTCGGTTTTGAATACAAATACAGTGTCCAATGGAGCGGTAATTTTTGCTGAAATGGAATTGAATTGTGCCGATGACATACAAGATTCTATAGTACGACGCCATATTAGTTCGTATAATTTAATAGATTTGGCTTCTAAATCTGTTGCTACTAAACAGCTAATATTAACCGGACGAATAGCCTCATGAGCTTCTTGTGGTGCTGGGATTCCACGCTTTTCTGCGGCAGCAGTTGTCGCTTTAAATTCCTTGGGATTTGTATTATTAATACACAAATTATCTATGGATGGACTAACAAATTTGTCTTCATAAGTAGATTGAATATATTTTTTCGTCTTTTCTACGAACTCTCTGCTGTATTTTTTAGAGTCGGTTCGCATATAGGTTATGAATCCATTTTCATATAATTGTTGTGCGTATTTCATAGTATCCTTTGGAGAAAAATGTAGTTCATTGGATGCTAGTTGCTGTAAACTAGAAGTCGTCAATGGTTCGGGTGCTTTTTTTATCACCTTCTTAGGTTCAGTTAGACTAAATATAAAGTTGAAATTGGTACATAGATTTAAAAACTGGGTTACTTCGTCTTTATTTGACCATTGTTTATTTAATTCAAAGAGTAAATTGAGATTCGTGAAATAACCGCTTGTATTATAAACACCTTTACCGGGGGATTTTTGAATGTCCAAATAATTATCATATACTAGACGTAGTGCTGGGGTTTGGCATCTACCGGCAGACAAACTGGATTGATGGTTTCTAGAAACACAGTTCCACAAAATAGGTGAAATATTGAAACCAACTAACAAATCTAGAATTTGTCGCGATTGTTGAGCGTGGACTAGATTCATATCTAGTTTTTTGGGATGCGCTATGGCGCTCTGGATTGCGGATTCTGTGATTTCGTGAAAAATAATACGCTTGGATTT